ACGCCGCGGTGAACATGGGCGTGGGCGCCGCGAAGGAAATGCTGGCGGCCACTGGCGGCGACTTGCAGAAGATGGCGGCGTGGCGCGAAGACCGCTACCGCGCGATCGCGGCGGCGAACCCCGAGAAAGCGAAGTACCTGAACACGTGGCTTTCGCGCAACAAGGACGCCGTGGCTGCCGCATCGGGCGCTGGCGGCACGACCGCTGCGGCTGCCGCAGCCGGCGACCCGCAGGTGTTCGTCAGCGCGCAGCGCCTGAACCCGACGCTGGGCGACCTGTCGCCGCAGCAGTTCATCAGCCTGGTGAACCACGCCGAGACGCTGCAAAACCAGCAGATGGCAGTGAACAAGGCGCAGTTGGAGCAGGACTGGAAAAACCAAATGTCGCAGGCGATGACGACCGGCCAGGTGGGCGCGCCCATTCCGGTCGACCGTTTCATCAAATCGTACGGCGCGGCCGAGGGCACGCGCAAATACAACGACGAGTACAAGCCGGCGCTGGAATTGGGGCAGCACATCCAGCAAGCGTACGGCCAAACCGTGCAGCAGCAGGACGCCACGCTGAACAGCATGAAACCCGTGCCCGACACGCCGGGCTACGCCGAGGCGCAGAAGCGCTACGAGACGTTCGCCAATGCGGTGAACACCGTGCGCCGCGCGCGCGAGCAGGACCCGATCGGCTTCGCCATCCAGCAGAAGATCGGCGGCGTGCAGCCGCTCGACATGACGACGCCCGACCATATGGCCGATGGCGTGGCCGCCCGGGTGGCGCCGGCCCGCGCAATGCAGCGCGATTTCGGCGTGTCGCAGATCACCTTGATGTCCGCTCCAGAAGCGGAGGGAATGCGCCGCGCTTTCGGACAAATGCCGTCCAGCCAGCAGATCGGCTACCTGGCCGCGCTGCAATCGAAGGTGAACGACCCCGAGGCTTTCCGCGCCGTGGTGTCGCAGATCGCGCCGGACAGCCCCGAAACACAGGTGGCCGCGCACCTTGTTAACCAGGCGCAGCCGACCACCGTGCAGACGCATTGGTTCCGCCCCGATGAAACGGTGAACGGGCGAGAAGCCGCGGCCCTCATCCTGGAAGGCAAGCAGCTGCTGAACCGCTCGAAAGAGACGAAACAGAACGACGGCCAGTCGCGTGGCTTTCCGATGCCGAAGGATCAGGATCTGCGCCAGGCGTTCATCGGCCAGGTCGGCAACGCGTTCGCCGGCAACGAACCCGGCTACGAAGCGGCCTACCAGTCGGTGCGCGCTTACTACGCCGGCAAAGCGGCGCGCTTGGGCAAGCTCGACAGCCAGGACGCGCCCGACAGCAAGATGGTGGAAGAAGCCGTCAAGGCCGTGACCGGCGGCACCTATGACCAGAACGGGCAGACCGTCATCAAGCCGTACGGCATGAAGGACAACGACTTCCGCACGGCGCTGGAAACCAACGGGCGCGCGGCGCTGACCGCCGCCGGCCTGAAGGGCTACGCCACCGACCCGACCGCCTACCGCCTGATGGGCGCGGGCGATGGCCAGTACTGGGTGCTGAACGGCACCGAGCCCGTGCGCGGCAACGACGGCGCCAAGGTGATGATAGACGTGGCGCAGAAGCCGCAAGCCGCGCCGGCCGCACCGGCAGTCGTGCCCAACGCCGACAAGGGGCAGCGCGCGAAAACCGGGAAGGCTGGCCGATGAGCTATCTGTACGGACTGGACCCGCGCGCGCAGGCGCGCCTGTCTGACCAACTGGACCACCAGCAGGCGACGCCGAACCAGCCCGGCGCCTTCGACAATTTTTGGGCGGCAGTCGGCGGCAATCTCGCCGCCGGCGGCCTGAAGGTGGCGCAGCTCGGCACCTACTTCAAAGACCCGGACCAGGCCGCGGCGGAAGCCATGGCCAACGGCATCCGGGGCGACAATCCCGCCGACTGGGAACGCCAGGACGAACAGGCGCGCGTCGAAGCGCGCCGCATGCTGGCGCAGAAGGCCAAGGACGTGATGCCGAACCCGATCAAGACCGGCGTGGCGTCCAACATCGTGGGCGGGCTGGCGCAGGTGCTGCCAACGGCGGTGGCGGGCGCGGCGATCGGCGGCCCGGTCGGCGCCATGGCGCTGGTCGGCGGCTCGCAGGGCGTGGGCGACTACCAGGAATCGCTGCTGGATGGCGTCGACCCGGCGACCGCAGCGAAGAAGGCGGCGCTGACCGGCGTGGTGTCGGGCGTCGGTGTGGCGATCCCGATGGCCAAGGCGGGCGCGGGCCTCGCCACCAACTTGGGCATCGGCGTCGGGGTGAACGTGGGGCTTGGCATGGGCCAGCGCGCGGGCACCGCGGCGATCCTGTACGCCGGCGGCTATCACGACATGGCTGCGCAGTACAAATGGCTGGACGGCGAGGCGATCGCCGTGGACGCGCTGCTGGGCGCAGCGTTCGGCGGCATTGGCCACTTCATGCACGGCGCCGGCGAGACGGCTGCGCGCCCGACGCCCGAGCACGTCGACGCGGCGCTGGCGCTGAACGACCGCCTACACGTGGAAAACGAAGCGCAGCCCGGCGTGCACCGCACGGTCGAGTCGCGCGACGCTGGCGTGCAGGCGATGGAAAAGGCCGTGAACGACATGGTGGTTAACGACCGCATGCCGGACGTGGCGGAAGCCGCGGCGCGCATGGACGTCGAGCCCAACCCGGCGGCGCGCGCCTTTCACGAAGAAGTTCAGCAGCAGCTCGAACTGGAACTGCCGAAACGCGAAGAAGCAGTCGACACACTCACTCCCGCCGAGCACGCGGCCAAGGGCGAAGAACTGCGCCAGCACGTGGACGAAGCCGGCCAGCCAGTGCGCCCGAAGACCGCCGGCACCGACGCGGAGGGCAAGCCGCTGACGCCGCACGACAACACGCCCGAGGGCATGGCGAAAGCGGGCGACGTGCAGCCGGCCGAACACGCGATGGCGCAGCAGCTGCTGGCCGCGCACCCCGACCTGGAAATACCTGTCGGCATCGACGCCGATGGCAACCCGACTATGCGCAAATTCAGCGACGTGATGGCGGAAATGGACCGCGACATCGCCCAGGCCGAAAAGGACAGCGTGCTGCACGACGTTGCCGTGGCTTGCTTCTTGAGGGGATAGGATGAAACAGCAGTGCATTCAGGCCGTGACGCAGGCCGCCGGCCGCGCGCTTTCGCAAGCCGAAATCAAGGGCATCGAAGACCGCATCGTCGGCAACCGCAAGCAGCTGGCGATCAAGGACCCGGCGACCTATCGGGCCATGTCCGAGGCCCAGCAGCTGCAAGCCGCGGCCAAGATGGCCACGCAGCAGCTGATGGCCGAGGCGATCCGCAAGAAAGCCGAGACGATCAAGAACGCGCAGGTGGTGGCCGACTTCCAGTCGTTCGCCGCCGCGCGCGTGGCCAAAGGCGACACGAACATGACGGCGTTGCAGCGCATGCTGGCGCCGCTGCGCGACATGATGGGCGGGACGACCAGCGTGGCTGAAATGCGCAAGGCGATCGCCGCCGACCTGCAACGCAATCTGGGCGCGCTGCTCGACGCCACCGGCAAGTGGGGCGGCCTGTTCACGAACAAGCAGGGCGTGCGCGACGTCATCTTCGAACTGTTCGGCCAGGACAGCGGCAACGCCCTGGCGAAGAAGGCGGCCAAGGCGTGGCACGAAGCCGCCGAAGCTGGCCGCCAGCAATTCAACGCCGAGGGCGGCAACGTCGGCAAGCTGGAAGGCTACGCCATGCCGCAGGTGCACGACCAGGCCGCCGTGTGGAAGGCCGGCAAAGACGCTTGGGTGGCGCACATCTTCGGAAAGTTGGACCGCTCGAAATACGTGAACGCCGACGGCTCGCCGATGAGCGACACGCAGCTGGTCGACTTCCTGGGCCACGCGCACGACTCGATCGCGCAAGGTGGTGCATTCAAGCGCGCGCCGCAGATGGGTGGCGGCCGCGGCACGTCGCGTCGCGCCGACTCGGGCAGCGAGCACCGCCAGCTGCATTTCAAGGACGCCGAAAGCTACATCGAATATCAGCAGCGGTTCGGCACCGGCGACCCGGTGCAACTGCTGTTCGGCCACTTCCACGAACTGGCCAACGACATCGCGCTGGTGAAGAAGTTCGGGCCGAACCCCGACTACATGGTGCAGCACCTGGCCGACATCGCCGACCAGGCAGACCGCAAGGCAAACGCGGATCCGCAAAAGTCGACGCGCGCGAAAACCGAAACCCTGAAGCTGTATGACTTCCTCGCCGGCCGCACCGATCCCGTGCACAGCGAAGCGCTGAAGTACGCCGCCGACGTGGCCACCGGCATCAACGTCGCGGCGCGCCTGGGCTCGGCAACCATCAGCGCCATCAACGACCAGGCCGTGATGGTGATGGCGGCGCAGACCGTGCGCATGCCGCTGATGAAGTTGTTTCGCAACCAGCTCGCCGCGTTCAACCTGGGCAACCGCGCCGAGAAGCATTTCGCTCTGCGCCAAGGGCTGATGCACGAAGCATTCACGAACGAAGTGAACCGCTGGGGCACCGACAATTTGCAGCAGACCTGGGCCGGGCGCCTCGCCGGCACGGTGCTGCGCGCGTCCGGCCTGCACGCCTTTTCGGCCGCCGAGAAACGGGCGTTCGGCCTGGGCATGTACGACCTGATGGGCCGGCTGTCGCGCGACCACGCCGACATCGCGTCGATGCACGCCGACGACGCCGCAATGCTGAACCGCATGGGCGTGGGCGAAGAACACTTCGCGGTGTGGAAGCTGGCCGAAACGGAAAGCCGCAGCGGCGCCGCCGACACCGTGCTGACGCCGGACGCGATCTACGCGGTGCCCGACGCCGATGTGGCCGCCGTGGCCGCGCCGGCGGAAAAGGCGCTGCTGGACGAAATGAAGCAGAAGCAGCGGCAGCTGGCGGCGACGCAGCACCTGATGACGCCCGAGCAGTTCACGAAGTCGATGGCCGAAACGACCGCGGCTTACAAGCGCCTGGCGGCCGACGTCGCCGACCGCCTGCGGCGCGACGCGGCGCAGAAGCTGATCGGCGTGGCGCTGATGGAAACCGACATCGCCGTGCCCACGCCGTCCGATCGCCTGAAATTCGAAATGACTGGCGGTCTGCAACGCGGCACGTGGAAAGGCGAAATCATGCGTCAGCTCGCGCTGTTCAAGGCGACGCCGTGGGAAACGTTCACGACGCAGTGGGGCAGGATGATGGCGCAGGACGGCGGCTTCAATCGCACGATCTACGCAGCCAAATTCCTGACGCTCACCACGCTGATGGGCGCGTTCACCCTGGAGCTGAACGAAATCTTACAGGGTAAGGACCCGAAGGACTTCACGAAGAACCCAGTGCGCGCGGGCCTGGCGGCCGTGCTGAAGGGTGGCGGGCTCGGCTTCTTCGGCGACTTCATGTTTTCGGACAAGACGCTGATGGGGCAGACCGGCGCACTGGCAGGCAGCCTGGGGCCGTCGGCTGGCACGCTCGAAAGTTTGTTGCGTCTCACCGTCGGCAATGCGGCACTCGCCATGCAGGGCAAGAAAACGCACGCCGCATCGGACGCTGCGGACCTGGCCAAGTCGCTGACCCCGGGCCTGAACCTGTGGTACGCCAAGGCCGTCGTGAACCACCTGTGGATGCACTACATCCAAGAGGCGTTGCAACCCGGGTACGCAAATCGCGTGGAACAGCGGGCGCGCAAAGAGTTCAATCAGCAGTACTGGTGGCGGCCAAGTGAGGGAACGCCGCAACGCGGGCCGAATATCGGGGCGGCTATGGGCCAGTAGGTCTGAACTATCGGTTGCGATTGTCCCATCAAAAAGAGATAATCACATCATTCCGACAGGGCCCAACCTATGACCGTTTCCACTACCCAGAACCGGGTTTCGTACGCTGGCAACGGCGTCACCTCGGCGTTCTCGTTCCCTTACATCTTCTTCGACAACGCCGACTTGGTAGTGCTGAACGTCAAAGCCGACGGCACTTACACCCGGGCAGTGCTCGGCACCGACTACACGGTTGCGGGCGCAGGCGTTGACGCTGGCGGGACGGTCACGATGACGACGGCACCGGCGGTTGGCACCACGCTGGTGATCTACCGCGACCCAGCGATGACGCAGCCCCAGGCTTTCGTGGACAACGACCCGCTGCCGGCGAAATCCGTTTCGCGCGGGTACGACCGTCTCACGCTTATTGGCCAGCGCCTCCGCGAGCTGGTCGACCGTTCGTTCCGGCTGTCAGATTCTGACACGTCCGGCGCGTCGCCAGTGCTGCCGAGCCCCACGCCGAATGCTTTCATCGGTTGGAACGGTGTGGGCAACGGCCTGGTGAATCGCACGATTACCGACCTTATCACCATCAGTGCGTACGGCACTGCGGTGGCGGACAAGTTTGTCGGCGATGGCACCACGAAGGATTTTACGCTGTCCGCCAACCCTGGCGCGCTGGGGAACCTGGACGTATCGATCGGCGGCATCACGCAAATGTCCAGCAGGGACTTCACTTGGGACGGCAACACCAAGCTGTCGTTTGTCAGCGCGCCGCCGTCGCCGACCACGCCGGGCGATACGAATATTTATGCGCGCTATTTGCGCGCGCTACCGCAGGGCACGCTCGATCTGGCCATTGCAACGTTCACCGCAGCCAGCGCCGGTGCCGTTGCGCGATCCGCGCTTGATAAGCTGCGAGAGGTCGCAGTCAGCGTGATGGACTACGGCGCGGACCCGACGGGCGTGGTCGATAGTTCGGCGGCGTTCACAAATGCTATTGCGACAGGAAGGCCCGTGCGGGTTCCTGCCGGCACGTACCTTGCAAATATTGTGATCCAGCGGGCGGGCGTTGCGCTGATCGGCGACGGCAAGGAAGCGACGCTAATCAAGAACTTCAGCGACGCGCCAATTATCACCATCACCAATGGCGCGGGCGCCGTGCGCAATACGCGCGTGCACGGGCTGCAATTGTGCAACCGGAACAAGGCGGTCTACACGTCGGCGCACGGCATCTACATCAATGGCGCCAATCCGAACTTGGAATGCGACTTCGGGATTTTCTCGGACTTGCAGATTTTCCAGATGAAGCACGGCGTGCATATGGACGCCCGGTCGATCTGGAACCGCTGGGATAACGTCAGCATCGTTGAGTCGATCGAAGACAATTTCGTTGCAAACGCCACGGACAACCAGGCGATCCAGCTATTCGTGAACTGTCGTTTCGCGGCCGCTGGCCGCTATGCGCTGTTCGCCAACCACACCTTCGCGAGCTTCTTGCTGACCGGCTGGACGTTCACGAACTGCAATTTCGAGAACAATCTGTCGGTGCCGCTCAGAGTGACCGGCACGCAAGGTATTCAAAACTGGACGTTCACGGGCTGCTACACCGAAGAAAATGTCTCGAGCATCGCGGTAGGCGGTAGCGGCGGCGTGCTCAAGGTCGGTTTCATGTGGCTCGACTGCCCGTACGCCTTCGGCCTGAGCATGAAGAATTCTACCTTCATGGGCAACACGTCGGTGGCCGACCCCGACTACTACATATACGTGGGCGACGCGTGCGTGAACGTGACCGGGGAAGTGGACCTTTGTCGCTTCGACAGCGCGGGCGTGCGCGCGATCTACTGGCAGCGCAACGTCTACGTGGGCAATAATCAGTACGGCGCAAACGGTGGCGCGGTAATTGACCGCACGCAGGGCGCGATGATGCGCACTGACGCGACCACCGTTGTGCAATGGACGCCGGTACTGAACTTCAGTGGTGGCGCCCCTGGCGTCGCATACAGTGTGCAAGCTGGCCGCTACCAGGTAATTGGCCGCACGGTGGTCTTCTCCCTTACGGTGCGCCTCACGTCCAAAGGAACGGGCTCTGGTTCCGCAGTCGTCATGGGCCTGCCCTTCGTGTCGATCAATCACGCGAACCTGGACACCGCCGTATCGGTAGTAAGCGACCAGATGACAGTCAGCGGTGTCGTCGGGAAGATCAAACCGGGCACATCGGAAGTTGCGCTGTACACCAGCGCCACGGGAACACTTACGGCGACAGACTTCAGCCAGTTCGGCAACTTCACCATCCTGAATATTTCGGGCTCGTACTTCATCTAGCCGCCGAAGGAACCGTCCTTGGACCACATCAAACACTGGCTCGATGCCGGCGCGGCCGCCACCGCCTTCGCATCGCTCATCGGCTGGCTGCCGCACATCGCCTCGGCGCTGTCGATCCTGTGGCTGTGCATCCAGATTTACGACCGCTTCACCCGCAAAAAGAAGGAACGCGCGAATGAATTTTGACCTGGCATTCGATCGCTTGATGGGAAACGAAGGCGGCTATGTCAACAACCCGGCGGACCCGGGCGGCGAAACGAACTGGGGCATTTGCAAACGCAGCTACCCGGACATCGACATCGCGGCGCTGACGCGCGAGCAGGCGAAAGCTATCTACCTGCGCGACTTCTGGATCCGCGGGCAGATGGACAAAATGCCGGGCGCGATCGCTTTTCAGGCGTTCGACATCGCGGTGAACAGCGGCATCGAAACCGCGGTGCGCATGCTCCAGCGCGCGGTCGGCGTCGCGGATGATGGCCACATCGGGCCCGTGACGCTCGCCGCGATCGCCGCCAAACCGTTGGCCGACGTGCTGATGCTGGTGGTAGCCGAGCGGCTGGACTTCTACGCGAAGCTGACGCGCTTCGACACCTTCGGCCGCGGCTGGACCAGACGCTGCGCGAAGGATCTGCGGTACGCCGCACAGGACGCATAATGGGGGAAGCCGTGCTGACCTACCCGGCCGATGGAATCCGCACCCAGGCGCAAATCGAAGATGGCGTCGTCATCATTTCCAGCGATGAGCACTACTGGCCAGGGTACGTCAGCACGGCCCACCGCGCGCTGCTCGCCGCCATCCGGGGGCTGAAGCCGTCCATGTACGTGTCGAACGGTGACAGCTTCGATGGTGCCGCGGCGGGTCGCCACGGGCGCATCATGTGGGAAGCGAAGCCCAGCGTGAAGCAGGAACTGGAAGCCGTCACCGACCGCAAAGCGGAAGTCGTGGAAGCCGCCGGCGGCGCGTGCGCGCTGCATTGGAACTGGGGCAACCACGACCAGCGCTTCAACACGAAACTGTCCGGCCATGTGCCCGAGTTCGAAGGCGTGCCGGGCTTCGACCTGCGCGACCACTTTCCGCGCTGGCGCTTTTCGATGTCGCTGTTCATCAACGGCCACACGATGGTGAAGCACCGCTGGCACAACGGCGTGCACGCGACCTGGAACAACGTGCTGAAGTCCGGCGTGTCGATCGTCACCGGCCACCTGCACGCGCTCGGCAGCCGCGCCTACACCGACTACCGCGGCACGCGCTACGCCGTCGACACCGGCACGCTGGCCCACCCGTTCGGCGAGCAGTTCACGTACAGCGAAGACTGCCCGGCCAACCACCGCAGCGGCTTTGCGGTGCTCACCTTCCACAAGGGCCGGCTGATGCCGCCCGAGCTGCTGGAAGTCATTGACGAAGACGAAGGGCTGGTTTGCTTCCGCGGCCAGGTCTTCAACGTTTGAGGGGAACACGCATGCTCGACAAACTGAAGAACGCCTGGAAGTCATGGACCATCTGGCTGAACGCGCTGGCGCTGGCGGCCATGGGCGCGCTGCCGGACGTGCTGGCCAGCTTTCCGCAGCTCCAGGGGTATCTGCCGGAAAACATTTACCGCACCGGCATGGGCGTGCTGATCGGCCTGAACATCCTGCTGCGGTTCAAGACCAGCGCGCCGTTGAACGCGAAATGAACCTGTTCGCCTTGGTGCCGGCACCATACCGGCTGCTGGCGATCGCGCTGCTGGCGCTGGCCTGCACGGGCTTCGGCTACGTGAAAGGCGTGCGGCACCAGCAGGGCGTCGATGCAGTCGCCAGCGCGAGCGCTGAGAAAGCGGCGCACGACGCTTACGTGGCGCAAACCGAAAAACTGAACGCGGCCGCCCAGGCCCTGGAGGTGGCCAAGAATGAAAAGGAAATCGTCTACCGGACCATCACGCAAACCGTGGACCGGATTGTCGACCGCCCTGTGTACCACAACGTGTGTCTTGATGCTGACGGGCTGCGCAACATCAACGCCGCCGCAGCTGGCCGCGCCGCCGATTCCGGCCAGCCTGATGCAGCCGTGCCCGCCGTTGGCACCACTGACCGGCACGACGGGCGCTGACGTGACGCGCACGATGGTGAACTGGGGCAAAGCCTACAACACATGCGCCGATGGCAAGTCGGCGCTGGTCAATGCACTCAAACAGGGAGGGGTATGAAAGCACTGAAGTTCGCAGCTGCGCTTTTCTTCGTGGCGTGCAGCGCCGCAAGCGCAACGACCGTTGTGCCGATCGGCATGCTGGATCCGGCCGTCGCGCCGAAGTCCTACGTGGACAGCGCGATCGCCACGGAAGTCACGAACCGAAACAGTGCTATCACTTCGGCGATCGCTGCTGCCGGCGTTGGCGCCGCAGGCGGTAAGGCGGCCAACCGCCAGGTGTTCACGGCCAACGGCACCTGGACGAAGCCCACCGGCTTCGGCGCCAATGCCGTCGTGCTCATCGAAGCATGGGGCGGTGGCGGCGCCGGCGCTTCCAGTTCGACCTACGCCGGTGGCGGTGGCGGGGGCGCGTACTCCTACCGCTGGATATTGCTTTCGTCACTGCCGGCGACCGTATCGGTGACTGTCGGTGCCGGCGGCACCACTGGCGTGAACAACGGTGCCGCGAACAACGGCGGCAACTCGACGTTCGGCGCCTACCTGACGGCGTATGGCGGAGGGGGCGGGGGCTTCCAGTACGGCGGTTCGGGCGCGGGATGGGGTAGCGCCGGGTCGAACGTCTACACGAGCTACTTCAGCACGCAGTCGGCGACACTCGGCGGCAAACCTTATTCGGCGCCCAAGTGGATAGCGGTATGGGACGGCGCTTCGACAAACACCTGGTATACGCAAGCCGATGACACGTTCGGCGGCGGGTCGTTCATGGTCATGGGCACCGACTTTTCGACCAACTCGGGCAACGGCCACTTCATGAAACAGGGATCGTCCGTCTATGGCGGCGGCGCGGGCACGGTTGGCGGCCAGGGCGGCGACAGCGTGTTCGGCGGGGCTGGGGGCGGTGGCCACTACACCACCACGCAGGGCGTCGGCGGCACGTCGCGTGAAGGCGGCAACGGCGGCATCGGTTCGCTGTCCGGCACCGGCGCGGCAGGATCCGCGCCAGCCGGCGGTGGGGGTGGGGGTGTTGTCGGCGGCGCGGGAGGCCGGGGCGAAGTCCGCATCACCGTGCTCGACGGCGCTTAAACCGTCGACGGCTGGCGCTGCATCATGCGTTCGATCACGTCGGCCGTGGCCGTGACGCCAGCCTGGGCCACTTCTTCCATCAGGTGCGCGTAGCGCTTCGTGGTCTGCGTACTGGAGTGGCCCAGCAGCTCGCCGATCTGGGCCAGCGTCAGGCCCGCTTTGATGGCGGCGGACGCGAAGCTGTGGCGAAGATCGTGCATGCGCAGGTCGGGGCAGCCCGCCGCCGTGCGCACTTGGCCCCAGAACTTCTTCGGGTCCGCGATGCCGCAGATGGTGGCGCGCTTGCGGCCGCGCAGGCGGTCGATCACTTCCATTGCCTGCGGCGGCAGGTACACCGACTTCTCGCCCGTCTTGGAATCGGGCAGCTCCAGCACGTTGCCTTTCAGCCAGTCCCAGTGCGCCGCGGCAATCTCGCTTTTGCGTGCGCCGGACAGGATCAACAGGTAGATAAACGCCACGCTGTCCGGGTTGTCGGCCGCGCGCTTTTGCAGTTCCTCGGCGATGCGCGCTGGTTCCTCGCCCTTCATATAGCGCTTGCGCTTCGACTCCGGGTTCCTCGCCACCACGCCGCACGGGTTCGAGTTCACCGGCCGGTACTGCCACACTTCGGCCAGCGACAGCATCTTCGACGCCAGCGCCACGACGCGGTTCGCCGTATGCGGCTTGTCGGCCAGCGCGCGGTGGATGCTGTAGACGTCGTTCGACCCGATGTCCGACACCTTCTTCTCGGCCAGCTTCGGGGCCAGGTACAGGCGCCACAGGCCCTTGTCGTTGCGCGCCGACGACGGCTTCTTCGTGGGCAGGTGGTCGCGCTCGTAGCGTTCCCACAGCCCCAACATCGTCGGGGCCTGCTTCTCTTTCTCGCGTTCGATGAGCGGGTCCTTGCCTTCGGCGACCATGCGCAGCATGTCGCGCGCCATGCGCCTGGCGTCTGCCAGCGTCAGGATGCCGTAGTCGCCCAACTTCGGCTTGCGTTCCTTGCCGGCCTTGGTGCGGAAGTAGAGATAGAAGGATTTGCGGCCGTCGAAGGCGCGCAGGTGCAGGCCCTTCACGTCATCGTCCCAAACGGTAGCACCGGGCTTCGCGGCTTTGATCGTCACATCACGCATGTCTTACGCTCCTGTTGCGGGTTTCCCACCACCTCATCAGCCCATCCGCTGGTCGCAAACTGGTCGCAAAACCGCATCATTGGTGCGTCGTCAGTGTGATAGGCCCACTAAGTGTAGGCGGGAACTTCGTTTTCTGCAACATATATTGCGTTCGTCGCAGCAAATTGTGCTTTTCGCAAGACTCTTAATCAGCGGGTCCTAGGTTCGAGCCCTAGTGCGCCCACCATCGAAGTCCCTGAAATCACTACACTTTCTGCATTGGCAGCCACCTGGACCTAAACAGTCCGGGTGGCGCTGGTCGCATACTGGTCGCAGCGGATTTCTGGGGCTGGTCGCAGGGCCGGCGGCGCGGCCCCTCTGGAATCACTCGCTTTTCCGTCCGGCCCTGAAGACCATCATGCGGAATTCGTCGCCCACGCCGTCGTACTCGGCCTTCGGTTTGAAGCTCCAGCCGCCGATCCTGAATGGCTCCCAGATTAGGTACGAAGGCGTGTCTTCGAGCTCCACCTTCGCCGCACTGGTCGCACCGCTGGTCGCAGATTCGGCGTCGCGGCTGGCCGCGAGGGTTGCGTCGGGCGCATGGCTGGCGATGGCGGCACCCGCGTGGAACCCGGCGACGAAGTTGGGAATGGCCCCGGACAGGCCCGGCATTCCGGGGACCGTTGACTGCGCAGCCCGGTGGCGCTCAAAGGCGACCAGCGCGGGTACGTCACTTTCCGGCCTCCCGTAGTGGGCCGCCGCCAGCTTTGCTGTCTCGACTTCATCCGCAGTCGCCGCGCTAACCCTCGCAGCCTGGGCGGCGGTGGGTGCGGCGCCTTCGGCGCGGGCAGTTGCGCGCACCACGTCCATCACATGGCGCAGCGCATCGTTCCACCCGGAGCTGTGGTGCCAGCCGGGCTGGTTCCTGTCGCGCCCTTCCAACGGGCGGGTGAGCGAAGAAAGGGTTTCGAGCAGTTCGGCGGCCGCGATCACGTCAGCCGGCGGAACGGCGGTGTGGTCGGGGCGGGTCATGCTGGCACCTTGGCTTCGCCCAGTTCGATGGCCGACTGCACGTCCGCCACCTGCGCGTTCAGGATGCGGAGCTGGCGCCGCTTGCGGGCCAGGAAGGACTGGCGCGCGGCTTCTTGCGTCGGGCAGGCGAACTTCTTGGTTGCGTCGGCCAGGACAAACCGGCTGCCGAACAGCCACACGCCCTTGGGTGTCACCTTCGTGACGGTGTACCGGCGCAGCTCCACAGCCAGCCGGCCGGGTCCCTGCGGTTCGTCGTACTCATTCAAGGGCGCAGCGTAGCGCACGTCTTCGAAGCGGAACCACGTGTCGCCCACGGCGGCGTGAGCGTTCAGCCCGGTTTCCATAATGATTTTCTCCTGAAAAAAGTGTGCTGGTCGCACATTGGTCGCAATGGACAAAATTCCTAGTGCGAACTGTACCACATATTGCGGCTTCCGCAACATCACGCCACTACATTTTGTGGCGCTTCTGGCTTTCCGTCAGCGGATCCGCATGAAGGCACCCTCGATGCCCGAGCTTTTCAGGCGGTCGGCGTCGCTGTCGCCATAAGCGATGAGCACCGAAGGCGCCCCGCCGTTCGCCGGCGCCCGCCGGCCGTCCACGTGGTGGAAGTGCAGCCGGCCCTTCAGGAACAGCAGCGCGGTCGCGCGCGGCCACACGCTTTCAAAGAACATGGCTGTTTCAGTCCTGGCGAACACCAGCGCCGTGCCGCTGCCGTGGTCGGCCAGCTTGCGCAGCCACTTGGCCGCCTCGGCGCCGTACGGTGGATTGCACCACACGCGGCCCCACCATTCGCGTGCCAAGCCGTCTTCCAGCACGTGGTAGTAGTCCAGTGCGATCGGCCATGGCGCCCTCACGGGGTGGCACGGGTCCAGATCGAACGGGCCCAGGGCGTAGATCAACTCAGGCGGCGTCAGCCATTCGTCCTTGCCCATCACCGCGCTTTGGTGTCCGCCGATGCTCATTGGTCCCACCCGTAGTCCGACTGCTCGCGCTCAAACTTCAGGTCTTCGATGCGATCGCGCGCGGAGAGCGCCGGCTTGCCGACGCGCGCCGGCTCGGCTTTCAGGCGTGGCGGGCCCTCATTCGGAAGTGGCGTCGGGGCGCGGCGCAGCGCGGTGGCGCGCTTGTTCGGCGGGTTCGGCCTGTCCACCTTCGGCACCGGCGGCGCGACCACCTGGCCCTTCACCGGCTGCTTGTCCTTCTTCGATGTGTACGGCACGCGCAGCGTCTCACACCGCTGTTCCAGCGTGGTGAACTCGGCGCCGCAGCGGGGGCAGAAGCGCTTGCGCCAGATGCCCTGTTCGATTCGTCGGCTGTCTTTGGTCTTGGTGTCAGTTCCGCATTCACATTTCATCGTTTTCTCCGTATGAAAATGGCCCCTTACGGGGGCCAGTCGGTGCGGTCACTCAGCTAGATGGGACCGGCCCGCACTGCGGATGTTACCTGCACGTCCACCACGTCGGCGCGACCGTCCGCTGCGCGCCTGGTCACGTGGCTCGTCGTCACGCGAAGATCCCCACAGGCCCGCCCCACTGGTCGGCCATCGCGTCGGCGATGCCCTGGTACGTGGCGCTGCGCAGCATCCAGCGTTCGTCCGACGGCGGCAGGTTGTTCTGGCCACTGTCGGTCTGGTTGGCCCAGCGCTCGACCATCTTGCCGCTGCCCTTTGGCCATTCGACCATGCGGCCGGGCACGTGCTTTGTCGGCGTCAGCTTCGGCAGGTTCTTCAGCCACAAGCAGGTCGCCTTCGTGGCGTCGTGGCCGAACTGGTGCGGTTGGATGATCTGGTCGGCCTTGCGGATCGCGGTGCCTATGCGGCCGATCGGGTTTTCGATCGCAATGCGTTCGATCGGCGCGGCCATCAGGCGCCGCACGAACTCCAGCGACTCCTGCGTCCTTTCCTCGCGGCCGGGCACGCGCTTATTCCGGTGCAGCCCGCTGCTGCACAAAAATGTACAGGTCGGGTGCGCGATCATCAGGTCCCAGTGGTCTTCGAAATAGGCCGTCAGCAGCGCGTCCCATTTCACATGCAGGCCGCGCGTCGTCGTGTCCACCAGGTCGCAGCTCACCGCGTGGTGACCGAGCCGGGCGAAGGCGTCGCGCACGGCGCCGGTGCGCTCGCAGGCGATCAGAACTTTCATTCCGACTCCCACTCGACGCGGTGGCCGATGAATTTTTCCCAGCGTGCGCGGGCTTCTTCCAGATCCGGCAGCACGTAGCGCCAGGGTTGCCCTTCGCCCTTCGGCCCGCGGTTCTTCTTCACGTCGCCCAGCAGGCGAACCAGCGTGCGGCCGACGGTGCGGCTGTCCGGCGCGCGCGTCCTGATGTTGCGGTCCTTCAGGTAGCGGCCGAAGGCGGCGCGCAGGCGTTCGCATTCGATGGCCTCGGGCCACTCCTGGCCGAAGTCCGACGCGGCGATGTGGCCTTCCGTCAGGCAGTCCAGCCACCACTGTTCGAACGGTTCGAGCGACGCGATCTTCTGTTCCAGCAGGCCGGTCGTCTCGGGCGCCTTATTGATGTCGGCGCGCGACAGGTCCCAGTCCATCAGGAACTTCAGCAGGTGGCGGTTGCCGCCCTGGTGGTCGATGCCGATCCGCATTTTCTCGAAGTAGCTGCGGTCCTGCATGCGGCCTTCGCCGATGCTGAACACGGCCCACCGGCGTTCATCCGCCGACGCAGGCACCAGCCAGTCTTCGTTGCCGATCACACCCACGCGCGTCAGGTTGCGCACCTTGTAAGGCTCGCGGCCCTTCATTTCGATGTCGTGTTTGTCGCCGGTGATGAGATCCTTGACGACGCCTTCGGCTTCCTTGTCGCCGCTCCAGAACGCCTCATCCATCACGAACAGCAGGCAGTATTGCAGGTGGCCCGTGAAGTTCGACGTGATGTAGCGGCGGCGCGACGTCAGCAGGAAGTGGCTGCCCACCAGCTTGCCCACGCGCTCGATCAGCGCGTTCTTGCCGGTGCCCTTCTTGCCTTTGAACGCGACGGCCACCAGCGGCTTTTCGAACGGGCGCTGCACCAGGTGCGCGAACCACGTCATCAGCCAGGTGAACAGTTCTTCGTTGCCGCCGCACACGTTGTCGCGCGCGTGGTCCAGCCACATGTCCAGCGCGTAGTGGTCGGGCTCGCCGTCGATCGGCGTGGTGACGAAGCCGCGCCACATGTTGTACCAGCGCGGGCCCATCTGCTTGCCCGGCTCGAACACCAGGCCGTCGTACTGCCGGCGGCCCGGCCACTGCATCCAGGCGTTGGCCAGCTGCTCGGTCTTCTTGCCGACCTGGATCTGCTGGTTTGCCAGCCGATCGGTGAACGTCGACTTCTGCAACAGGTGGAAGGCGAACTGGCCTTCAGGGTCGGTCGTCTCCCACAGGATGTTGCCGCTGCCGCCGGCGATCACGAAGGCGTACTGCTTGTTCAGTTCTTCGAACGGGTGGCCTTTCGCCTCTCCGGTTTCGGAGTCTTTCGCAGTTTCTACCGGAGGGAATTCGGCTTCGGGCGCGCTGATGCCGACGGGCTCGGTGCCATAGCTGTATGCGTTGTCCACCTTCTCGGAAAGGTCTTCGTCCGACCAGGGGGGCGAACAGCGATCGTTCCAGTGTTCCAGCATCAGCGCGAAGCAGTCAGGTCGTGAGACTCCCAAGTCCTTCACGCGGCACGCCACAACGTACGCAGTCTGGTCGCCGCCCTGGCCTTCGACGGACAGCGGCGCGTCGTTCGTCAGGTAGTCGATTGCGCGACGGTGCGCGCGGCTCGGGTCGACGTCGGCCGCGAGCGCTTCACCACCAGCATCCGCTTCCCGTCGTGCAGCAGGTCGGCCACAAACGTCCACGGCCCACTGCGGCGCAGGGACAACTTCAATTCCGTTGGCGGTGTAAGGCCCGCAGTCGCGCACGCTTCCAGCGCCGACGATGTAGCCGCCCTTGCTTCGGCAATCCAGGCCGGGCGCGAAGACGTTAGCGCCCTGTTTAACGGGCTCATCGACACAGAACACCAGGTGGCGCCCACCCGTAGGAGTGAACTGGGTGTAGGTGTCGGGGAGAAAACAACCCGCAAGTTCAAGTCGCAGCAGCTCATCGTCACCGCTTTTTCCTTTTTTGTTGTCGACGTCGACCACCAGCAGGGCCTTGTCGTCGCCGAAGCGCGTTGTGGAAATCCCAACATTACGTTCGCGCGAAGAAAACCAAGCGCGGATCTGCTCGGCGTCCCGCGTGGCCTTGTTCGGAAAGTCCGCGATGGCCGGGTACTTGCCGTCGCTGGTGCGCTCCACGCCGTCTTTCGTGAACTTTACACCTTCGGGCAGCAGCGGGAATACGTGAAAGCCCTGCGCTGCAAGGGCCAGTGCGTGTTCGAGCATCTTCATTCCGCACGCCCCTGCATCGCGCGGATGCGCTGTTCGCGTTCGTAGTCGTCGCGGCATTCCGTGTTGCAGAACAGTTTGCCCAGGCCCAGGTCGTCGTCGCAGTAGTGGCAGGTGCCCTTAGCCTTCAGGGTCGGCTTGCGATACGTCCGCTGCGCTTCCAGCATGGCCTCGGCCTGGTCGTTCGCTTGGTCAATGATGTCCATTTCTCATCCTCTTGTTGTTTTCGCACCACTCTATTTACGATAACGCCGGCCGCGCCAGCCTTCGGCGGCCACCGGCAGGTCCTTGGCCCATGCGGGCAGCTCGCACATCAGGCTTTCCATCAGCTTCAGGCCGGTGGCCGGCAGCGAATCCTGGTGCAGTTCGACCACGATTTCGTCGTGCACGTGCATCACGCACGGCAGGCCCTTCGCTTCCAGCCGGATCATCGCTTCGGCCAACAGGTCGCGCGCTACGGCCTGCGTTACGTTTTCCGACAGTTTGCCGCCGTACGTATCGACCGGGCCCCACTTCTTCGTTTCAGCGTCCACGCCCATGTACTGCACGGCGTCGCGATCGAAGCGGTTTTTGATGATCTTCGGGTACGGATAGCAAAGCACGCGACCGCTCGGCAGGCGGCACCACAGGAAGCTGCCTTTGGTCAGGAACGTGACTTCTCGGCCCTTCGCACCCGCTTCAAATTTGCGCCCTTGGTGCAGCAATGCGTTCACCGCAGCGCGTTCGAGATCGTACCAGTATTGCTTCGTTTTGGGGTGGGCCTCGCGCCACTTATTCTTAGTCGCGTCGACTTCCTCGTCACGCATCGGCGGCGGACGGTAGGTCTTTTCCATCGTGCGCCAGGCGCCGACGCCGCCTTGAAATCCGAATGCCAGTTCCATGGTCTTGCCGATCTGGCGGCGCGGGTCGTCCTTGCTGATTTCGGACGGGTCGACACCGAACGATCGGCCGTAGGCCAGCTTGTACAGGTCGGGCCCAGTGCCCGCATCGAACGCGCGAAACGCGTCCAGCTTCCATTCTTCGCCGGCGAGCCATGCGAGCACGCGGCCTTCGATGTTGGCGAAGTCGGCGGCCAGCAGATCGTGATCGTCCGGGGCGGCGATGAAGCCGCGCAAGCACGAGCTGATGACGTCGAGCGGCGAGCCGTACAGCATGTCGATGTGGTCGCGCGCTTCTTCGGCCGACCAGCAGCGCAGCGCCGCCAGGATGTCTTCGATTTCGCGCTGCTTCAACCAGGGGCGCGGCACGTTTTGGAATTGCACTTTTCGCCCAGCCCAGCGGCCGGTGCCCGCGCCGTGGTACTGCGCCGCGTTGCGCACGCGCCCGTCCGCTGAAACGCATTCCAACATCGCTTTCAGTTTGGCGGTGGATGACTTTGCAGCCTCTTGGCGCAGTCGCAGCGCCTCGCGCACATGCGCCGGCAAATCTTCGCCGGCCAGCGCGTCGAGCACTTCGGCCTTCGCCACGCTGCTGATGTCCACGCCTTGGGCGACGATCCATTTCAGCAGCGCCTTGTTCTGCGTGCACGCATCGACGGTGCCGCCGGTCACGCGCTTCATTTCGCGGTTCAGGCGCTTCTGTTCGGCTTCCACCACGGCGATCGCAGCGCGCACGGCGGCGATGTCGATGGCAATGCCGCGATCGTTAATTTTTCTGTCCAGCGTCCACACGCGCTGTTCGCTGGCGGACAGCTGCATCATGCGCTTTTCCAGCTCGCGCTCGACTTCGACGTCCTGCCGGCAATAGGCGTACAGGCGCTGCTTGCTTTCGTCGTCCTCGCGCCAGCTGCCGTCGGCTTTCGGCTTGCACATTTGCAGCATCAGGCGATAACCCGCCTGGTCCTTGCGGTAGTCCATGCCAAGCGCCGCAGCGGCCGCATCCAGACTGCCGGGCAGCGACATAGCGTACGCCATGGCCATCGTGCACCGCACCTGCTGCGGATCCAGCCGAGGCCAGCCGTAGCGCGGCACCATCACGTTGTTCCAGATGGCGAGTTCGAACGCGGCGTTGTGCGCGACGACGATCCCGCCAGCTTCCACGTGCATCAACAGATGCGCGGGGTGCCAGCCGGGCTGTGCTTCCCACACGTTCACGTCAGCGTCGCCCAGCGCGTACGCCATGCACAGCACATCGGTGCTCGCGTCGCGGCTGTACACGTCCAGGCCGGCTTTCTTCAGGTCGACGCGGCTGCGCGATTCGAAGTCGACGTGGGCTGCAATCAATTTAGGGTTCATGGTCTTTTTCGGTCGGTAAAAAAGGCGGCCCGTAGGCCGCCCTTGTTGCGCTGGGATTAGGCGAACAGGTCTTCCGCATCAGCCCCTTCTTCCACCGCGACGGGTTCGAAGTCGCTGGTGGCTTTCGGCGCCGCGCCGCCGATCGGATCGTCATTGCGCAGCAGCTGCACGTTGTTCAGGAAGAACGATGCGCCCTTGTTGCCGTCGACATCGTAGGTGCCGGCCTTCAGCGACAGGCGCGCCCAGCGGCCCGAATAGACGTCTTCCGGTTTGGCGTCGGCGCCGGTCGGCAAGATCACGCCAGGCTTACGCGTGGTGGACAGGCGCAGCAGGGTCCAGCCCTTCCACTCGTCGCCCATCTTTTCTTCGGCGTCCAGGAACGGCGACTTCAGGCCACGCGGGCGCTTCGCTTCGTTCGGCCATTCCTCGGCCACGGCATCGGCGGCGGCTTTCTTCGCGGCGGTCAGGTCCGAGCCCGGCGGGATCAGGAACGACAGGGTGTACTTCTCGACGCCCTTTTTGGTCTTGGCGTCCGGGTTCGGGTTGAACAGGAACTGCGCGTACGACAGGCGGCCTTCGCAGGTGATGAGGGACCCGGTTTTTGCGGACACGAAGCAGGTATTGGTTGCGGTCATGGTAGTGCGCTCTTTCGTTTAGTTGTCGAGGAAGTCGAGTTGTGCCGATTGTTTCACTGCTGCGCGCTTGTCCTCGGCGGGGGCAAGCGTATGGCCGGAAGATTCCTTCACGGTCAGTTCGGCGAGAATGCTGCGGTGTTCCTTGGGCAGCAGCTTCTCGATCTGCGCGGGCGACTTGATCTTGCTTTCCACGATCTCGTCGGCGAGCAGGCCGGCGGTGTGCAGCGCGGCCATCACGTCCGCCATTTCGCCGCCCCACTTGCGCGTCGCGCGCTTCTCCACCAGCTTCCAGCCCGGGGGCGCGCGGCCGGCTTCGGCCTCGGCGTACGCGAATTCGCGGATGGCCTTGATGCGTGCTTCCACGGCCGGGATGTCGAGCAGCGCCTGCGCCAGTTTCGCCGGGTCGTAGTCGACCATCGGCGCGAACTCGACGCGCGCCAGCGCCTGCTGCTTCTCAGCGATCGCGCTGCACCGACCGGGCACTGCTGCGGCCGGGCAGAACTTGCAGTGGTCGCCGGACGCCAGGTAGCCGTCCGCCCACTGCGCCGCGATGTTCGGCAGCTTCTCGAAGCTGGCCGGGTCGTGCAGGCGCGATGCGTGTTCCACGCGCTTCACGCCGTCCAGCAGATCCGCCTGCCAGTCCAGCAGCTCGTCCACGCCGATCGTCCAGCTGCGGATCGGGCCGGCGCCATGCGGGCAACGGGGCTGCACAATTACGATTTCAACAACGCGTGCAGGAAATCGCAACGCCGTAAGCGCGCCAAGGGCGTAGTACATGCCCTGCGGGTTGCCCTCGGCTTCGACGGGCGTGCCCTGGCCGTGCTTGTAGTCGATCACGCGCAGCTTCGCTTCGTCGGCGAACCACTGCACGCAGTCCGCAGTGCCGAACAGCCCTTCGTGCAGTTCCTTCAAGTGGAACTTCACTTCCACCAGCGTGTCGAACGGCTCGTCCTTGCGCACGAAATCCAGATACACCTGCACGGCATCGGCCATCTCCTGCGTCACGGGGAACAGGTAGTCGGTGCCGTCCTGGTGCACGGTGATGACGTGGTTGATGGCCACGTAATACTGCGCATCGAAATATTCGTTCAGGCACATTTCGGCCAGTTCGTGCGCTGCGGTGCCTTCCATGGCGTACTGGCTGCCGCGGTTCGGGATGCCTTGGGACAGCGCGATACTGCCGGGGCACGACAGCCAACGCTTGCTGGAGCTGGCGCCGATTTTCGAGTGGGCTGGAAGCATGATTAAGCGGCTGCCTGTTCTTGGGTTTTGGCGATGAAGGCGGCGTAGTCTTCCGGCTTCAGTTCGGTGATGCGCGAGGCGCCGAACGATTTCACCAGGGCGGTGCCGGTCGCGAAGTCGGTGCGGCCCACGTAGGCTTGCAGCGCCTTGCGCACGTCGTCCACGGTGTAGGACTTGTCCTGCACGCCTTCGGCGGCGGGGGCGGCTTCTTTGGCGACTGCTTCGGGTTCAGCCGTGGCTTCTTGTGCCGGCGCCACGGCGGCCGGTTCTGCCTGGGCCTGCTCGGCTTCGGCGTTCTTGCTCTTGCGGGTCTTCTTCGGCGCGGCGGCTTCCTGCACTTCGGCCGGAATGTCGTTCAGCGCCGGGGCGACTGCGACAAGCTGCGGGCCGGCGTCGGCGAAGAACGCTACTAGTTCGGCTTGGGTCGCGAACGTCAGTTTCACTTCGATCATTGCTTTCTATCCTTTCAGGTTTGTAAGTGTTGTCGGATTTTTATGTAGGAATGCTCGTACAACAGTGTTGATTATGAACAGCCATTTCGATTTCCGCAACGAAACTGCAACATAATTATTTCTATCAACTTCCGAAGATTGATAGCTCATCTTTGATCTTGCGCCGCAATACTTCAGCCACCCGTTCGTCGGTGCTGTTGGCGAGACTGAAAAACCGGGCGCGCACGGGCTTGTCCTGGCCAATACGGTGCACGCGCATGATGGCCTGGGCGTTGTTCGCGTTCGTCCAGTCGTACTCGGCCAGCGCGATTTCGTGCGCGGCAGTGAGCGTCACGGCGGTGCCGGCCGCCTGGATGTTGGCGATGAACACCCGGCAGCGCGGGTCCTTCTGGAAACGGTCCATGTGGTCCTGCCGCTTCGCCGCTGGCGTGCCGCCGTAGAGCGTCACGGGCTTGAACTTCTTCAGGCCGTCGCGCAGCGTTTCGATCACCGATTTGTGGACGGCAAACAACACGATCTTGTCGACTTCGCCGCGTTCGAGTTCACCGCCCACCTGTTCGATGATGGCGGGGCATTTCGCCAGGCCAGTGAACTGGCGCAGCTCGGGCATCGACTTCTCGGCCGCTTCCATCAACGGCAGCATGTCGCGCATCGGCGTGCGGCTGTTCTTCAGCGTTTCGATCATGCCTTGGAAGGTCGCTTCCTGGCGGTCGATCACAGCGGCCAGCTTTTCGTCGCCACCGGCACGCCGCCACAGGTCGTACATTTTGACTTCCAGGTCGACCGGGCCGGCTTCCACGACGGCACCGTGGTAGGAAATGGGGGGTAACTGAATGCTCACTTGTTGTTTGGTCCTTCGGATCATGAATTTGGAAAGAAGCCCGCGTAGCTCAGGGATCTTCGATTGCTTGGCACCCGTCACCTTGAAGCCGAACGGCGTTACGCGGCCATCGCAGTACCGTTCGATGAACTCGCGCTCGTTAAGCGGGGTAAGGCCGGCGGTGCGCAGCCACACCCACAGGTCGCCCGGGTGGTTAGGCATGGGCGTTCCGGTGAGCAGCCATAGGCGTTTCGCGCGATGCACCAGCCCGTAGCGGCCCAGGACGGTTTTTGTCCGCGAAGCTGACGCAGATTTGAGGTAGTGGGCTTCGTCGCAGATGATGACGTCCCACGCGATCGCGGCCAGCGCCTTACGGTGTTCGCTCGCCAGGTCGTAGCTGCACACCGTGACGTGCTCGGCGCCTGGCGGGTCGTTGCGCCCGAACAACGCACGGGCTGGCGGGGCGAATAGCGAAAACCTATCGAACTCGCGCAGCCAATTAACGCGGGCAATGGCCGGGCACAGCACCAGGATGCGTTTCGCGGCCAGGATGTCCGCTGCACGGATTGCCTGCGCCGTCTTGCCGAGCCCCATGGCGTCGGCGAGCAGGGCGAAACGCTTTCCGGCCAGGTAGTCGGCGCCTTCCAGCTGATACGGGTGCAGGGCATCTTCACTCACGGCTTTTCGTAAGGGGCGAGGCAGCGCCGGCAGAAAATGTCGTTGGTCCCGTTCTGGAGGACCCATTCGTGCTCGGTGTCGGACGCGCATTTGTACGCCGATTCGTCGCAATGCGTTGTGGTTTTCGCATCACTGTGCACAGCAGAAACCGCGAGCTGGCGCTGCGTGTCGAACCACATCAGGAACAGCAGGCAGCACACCGCATGCGCGAGGTGCGGCAGGTTCGTTTCGGGGTCCAGGCGCTCACCATTCCACCAGGCGTCGATGTGGCGCATGCTGGCGTCGTAGTAGCGGGTGCGCGCGTCGGGCACGTGCTTCCAATTGTCAGGGGCGTACTTGCGCGCGCCGAACTCCAGCACCTGCACCACTTCGGCGACAGCGCCGGCCGGCAGCAGCGAATACCGGATCTTGCCGCCGTCGTACTTCACGCCGCTGGCTTGCGAGGGCAGGGCGCTTTCGGGGTGCACTTGGCTCGCGGACCCGTAACCGACCGGGCACTCGATCCAGTCGCACACGCCTTCAGGATCGCCCGGCATGCGCTTGCAATGGGCGCGGGCTTCCGCGCTCATTTCCCCAGCCCGTAATAGCATTTGTCGCAGCCGTAGCCCGGTGGGCAGCAGTCTTCCGCATCAGCATCGCGCCGGTCCAGCCACGCGTCGAACAGGATGATGGCGCCGGCCACCGTAACGATGAGAGCCAGAGCGGCGTAGAAGGTGAAGTCTTCGGGGATCATAGATAGGTGTCTTCGAAAAGTTGGTTCAGTTGATAAAGGCGGGCGCAGATCGCCAGCACGATGAAACAGCAAACAGCACTGGCGATTCCCCAGCACGCGAAGAAGTCCCACAACCACAGCGGCATATTCACCTCCGAAGTGTCGTTTAAGCGTTCGGGTTTTTGGCCAGGCCGCGCCAGGCCAGGAAAGGGTGACTGGATTTACAGTCTTTCGCCGCCTGCGCGCCTGCAGCAGTTTTGCTGAAAAGTCCCCAGTGCTCACCGTTCCAGAAGCTGTAAGCGATGCCGATGCTGCGATCCGCCGCGTAGCGCGCCGTGGCGTAGTCCCGTTCGTACACGCCAGCGCGCGCTGGCTTCGTTTTGCCGCCAAACCATGGCGTAAGTTTCCGCTTCAAGATTTCCCCCTAAGAGTGGAAGCCCCGTACAGGGCGATAAGGGCGGCTTCCGCGCGCCCGTCGTCCATCTTGCGCGCCCAGTGCGCGCTGGCGGCCGGCAGCAGCTGCGATGCCAGGCGGCGTGAATCGTCTTTGTCCTTGCCGATCAAACGGTGGTGCGCTTTCCACTCTTGCGGCCGAATGAGTTGCAACGGGATGTCCGCGCCGGCGATCGCGGTTTTGACCGCGCCGAACGCTTCGCCGAACGCGAACGCGCCGACCGGGCCATCCATCGGGCTGCTGTGCACTTCTTCGACAAATGCGTGCGGGCCGTAGCACAGCGCCCAGCTGCGGATGATGTCGACAAGGCCGTGCAGGTCCACACGCTTGCGCTTTGTCTTGCCGATCGTCACCTGGTGCACCGGCATGTCGCGCACTTCGATGATGCGGCCAGCTTCCATGTCGAGCAGCGCCAGCGCGCCAGCGGCGCCTGGGTCCACGCCGATGATGTAGGGGCTCACGCGGTTTCCTTCACGCCGGTGGCGATCGGCTGCATCAGCACCAGCACGGTGCGGAAACCGCTGTCGTGCGCCGCCCAAGCCGCAGCAGCGAACGAAGGCGCGCCGGCGATGCGATACAGTTCCTTCGCGCCGTCCTGGCGGCGCACTGCGACCAGGTAGACGTTCATGCCGGCACCCGTTCAGGCGACCAGGCGCAGTCCGACCAGCTCACCACCGTGTCGATTTCGCGCGCGGGCTTCGGCGGTTCTTTGCGGCGCAGGTTCACGGTGCGGGCGTTCGATACCCTCCCGTCCGCCCACTGGACCCTCCACCACGTGCCGACCACGCCGCTAACGCCCCGGCTTTCGCGCACGCCGTCCAGCGCTAGAATTTCGCATTCAACGCCGTTGCGGTCCGTGTTGCGGGCGAAGTTCTGCCCCACGCACACGTCGCCTACCTTGAATTGGCCGGCGCTCACGCCGCCTCCTGCTGCACCGGCGCCAGGTCCGTTTCGAGGATGGTGCGCGGGGCCCAGTCGTCGTCATGCAGCAATACGCCCATCAGGCGCGCGGCCGCTTTCACACCAGGTACAGCGGCGCCTGGGATCAAGCCGCCCGTGCCCCCATTCTCGCGCGGCATGCGCCAGCGGAACACGCGCGATGGATCGCACTTCTTACCAGTGGCTTCGCGGATAGCTGCCGCCAAAGGGCGCGCACCGCCGAAGCGCTTGATGATGCGGTCGGCCTGGGTGCCGTTGTCGGTGAAAATCTTGGTGCCCATGTGTTAGGTCCCGTACAGAATCGAATTAACCACAATGGTATTGCGAATTCCGCATCACTGCAAGCTGTTTAGCCAAAGCTCGTGTCAAGAGTCGTTTTTTATGCACATGGTGGATAAGTAAGGCAGTTTCCTTGGTGCAGCTGCGAACGTTGAGGTATCTTAATCGCTCGCATGTTGCGAGAAACGAAACAGGTAGGTACAATGGCTTCACAATTTAACGGACCAGGGATTCGAAATGCCCAATACTCAAGTATCGGCATCACCCGTGAACACACGGTGGTTCCAAGACACACTGGCGGACCGCCATCTATCCCAGCGCAAACTGGCGAAGATGATGAACCTGGACCCATCCGCGGTGTCCCTGATGCTTAGGGGGATGCGGGTTATCTCAGCAGATGAAGCGGCCGAGATGGCGCGGATCCTGGGCGTCCCATTGCCGGATGTGCTGGCGCAGATCGGCGTGGACTTGCCCAAAGAGTCGGGCCTGGAAATGGTGCCGTTGGTCGGCTGGGCGGACGACAAGCATGTCATCCACCCCCAGACGAACATGGGGCCAAAGCACGCGCCGAAGCCGCCAGGTGCGGCCGAAGGCACGGTGGCGGTGCGGCACATGACGAACGATTACAGGGACGGGTGGCTGATCTTTTTCCGCCCGGTCGACTACATCATGCCAGAGGCGGTCGGCCGGCTGGCCATCGTGGAATATGCCAAGACGGGAATGCGGGCCATCCGCATCCTGAAGCACGGCTACGAGCCGGGACAGTACCGGCTGTTCGATCCGTCCAGCGGCGAGTCCGAAACGGCGATGGTCGTCAGCGCGTCGGTGGTGACGTGGATTAAGCAGTGATCTTGCTTGCAGTTTGAAATCAGCCCGAATGGGCGGAACTCAAGATGGGCCCTTCTGGGCCCTTTTTCTTTTTCAGGCGATCGCGCTGCCAATCTGAGCGGCTGCACGGACGATCGCGCGACGGGTGGCGGCCATTTCTGGGGGCCAGTTTTCGAACGTGTTTAGCCCAGCCTCGCCGAACATGAACGACGTGCAGGTGCTGCCGTTCTCGCGGTCCACCATGATGTCGATGCCCAGCTTCACCGCCAGGCGCAGCGCGTCGCCGTCATCGGTCAGCGGATTCCACAAAGGGGTGACGGCGCCCCGGCTAATTCCGCAGGAATAAATCGGATGCCCGTCCTCTGGGCACTTCTCGACAAAATGGCCTTTGATGCCGGCCGCCTTCGCGGCCAGCTCCAGCAGCTTACGCTCGCTCAGTTCCATGATTTCCTTTCGTTGGGGTTTAAGGTTCGCCGCGCATGTTCACCGAGCGGACCAGCAGTTCCACGTCGTCGTCCGACTTGGCGCTGCCGCTCATCACGACGCGGCCGTTGCGGTCCAGAATGCGAACGCGCGTGCCGCCCAGTTTCCCACTCGGCACGCGCTCCCACGTCCAGGGCAGGCCGTTCATGCGGGCGAACTCGGCGCGCAAGATGGCGTCGTCGGTGCTCACGATAGCAGGTCCGCGAGGTCGGCGGGTTCGACGTGCGCAGGGTTCCAGCGGTAATAGGGCTTCAGGTCGTTTCGCTTGCCGATGTCGACGCGTTCAATGGCACCGTTGCGCCGCGCCTCGTCCATCCAGTGCTGCACCAGGATCTTCGGCCAGCTGCGGCCGTGCGCGTCCTTGTAGGCTTTCTGCAACGACGCCACGTCCCAGAACGCATGCGGCGTGGTGCGCACCAGGTTGTAGAAGAACGATTCAACCCTGTGGGCCACATGCGGGCCGAGCGCGAAGCGGCCATGGCGCGGCTTATGCACCTTGTCGTCGGCCAGCAGCTCGCGCAGATGCTTGAAGCCTGTGGACGTTGAAACACGGACCAGGTCGCACAGCGCCTGCCCGGTCAACTCGCCATGTTGGCGCAGATACGCCAGCATCAAGTCCTTGGTGTCGGTCATAAATACCCCTGAAGTAGATGAGAATGGATGCCGGCCCTTCGATAAGTCCTTGATTTAAAAGGGTTCTCGTTAGCTCCAGAGAGAGCAATTAATTTTCGAAGTCGGGCCAGGCTGTGAGAATTGTATGCGAAATTGCGAGTGATGTGAATACCGCATGGCCGCCCGCAACTTCGCAGTCTTTCTTACTACCTTCTCTTAATATCTATATAGAGAGAGAGTAGAGTATATAGAAAAGCCAGTAACCATGCGGGTTTCGGGGTGCTAGTTGCCGAAGGCCGGTTATAGATAAGACCTGTTCGACGTGGAGCGGCTTAGGCGGTCAGCCGGTTATCTCGCGCCGTGGGCCATCAGGGCCTGCAAATGAAAAACGCCCCGAAGGGCGTTGTAGGTGATGAGGCGATCGGGCTGTTAGGCGTATGTTTCCGTTTGCACAACACTTGCAAACTATTGCGGCTTTCAGGCTGATAGGCTGCGGCTATGCGTTGAGCAAATCACATCACTCGGGTATGATCGCCTGCATGAGCCAATCCGCCCTTATTACGAATGTGTCTAACGCCGCGCTTGATACCTGCAAGGCGTGCATAAAGGCCGTTTTCGACGGGGAAAGCGTGGTGGACTTCCTGCGAGACGTTGGGATGGAACCGCAGGCGTTCTACGAAACGCTCAAAAAGAACCCCGACCTGCTCGATGCCTACGCGGACGCGAAGCGCTTTCGCGCCGAGATCCTGGCCAATGAGATCGTGCACATCGCTGACAGCGAGGACGACCCGCAGAAGGCACGCAACCGCATCCAGGCGCGCCAGTGGTTCGCGTCCAAGGTTTCCCCGCGCGACTGGGGCGACCGCATGGACATCAACGTCACGCAGACCATCGACATCGGTAGTGCGTTGCAGGACGCTCGCGCCCGCGCTTTGCGACCAGTATGCGACCAGCGCGATGAGCTTGATCCGCAAGTGGTTGATTATGTAGATGTTTCTCCCACTGGACCCGCTGATAAACAATCAAACGCCCAGCTTCCGGCCCCTGCGCCGGCGCGCTCCAGCCTGACAGCTCGTGCGGTCCAGGCGGCCGCCGCGCCTGCCGAGAAGCCGAAGCGCGGCCGGAAGCCGCGGATGGGACCCAAAGCGTGAGCGGGGGCGTGGGGGCGGGGGCGGGCCGGCGCCGCGCGCCCGCTGCCTCTCACGGACAGGGCAGCACCAATTTTTATAATTTTTGAAAATTTTTGGAAAAAGGACCCCCATGCCCCTCGACACCGTACAGGCCGCAGCGGTCGAAGTGCCTATCCTCAAGAACGCCTGCAAAGAGGTGCAGCTGATCGGCGCTTTGGATCACGTCGTTCGGTCGTTCGAGCACAACGCGCAGGTAAGCCGTGAGCAGGTTGCGCGAGCCACCGCCTGGCTGGCTGAAAGGTACAAGCAGGCATGACCCAACCCAAGCCCCTATACGACGCAAAGACCGAACAGGCGTTGATGACGGAAATCTGGTCACCGGCGATAGCCGATGATCCTTACGCCTTCGTCATGTTCGCATTCCCATGGGGCCAAAAGGGCACGCCGCTGGAACATCAGACCGGACCCAGGAAGTGGCAGACGAAACAGCTGAAGCGCATCGCGAAGCACATCAGCGATGGCCACATGCTCAAAGCCCAGAAGGCCGCGCTGCGCATGCTGCGCAAGTCCACCGCGTCCGGCCGCGGCATCGGCAAGTCGGCGGAAGTCGCATGGCTGGTCCTGTGGATGTTGTCGACGCGCCTGGGTTCGAGCACGATCGTCACGGCCAACAACGAACAGCAGCTGAAGTCGAGGACGTGGGCGGAAGTCGGCAAGTGGCACGCCATGGCCATCAACAGCCACTGGTTCGAAAAACAGGCGATGGCGTTGAAGCCCGCACCCTGGTTCGAAGACCTGCTGAAGAAGCAGCTGAAGGTGGACTGCGGCTACTACTATGCGCAGGCCCAGCTGTGGTCCGAAGAAACGCCCGATGCGTTCGCCGGCGTCCACAACCACAACGGCATCATGCTGATCTTCGATGAGGCGTCCGGCATCCCGAAGGCGATCTGGGACGTGTCCGAAGGCTTCTTCACCGAACCGACGATCGACCGCTACTGGTTCTGCTTTTCCAACCCGCGACGCAACACCGGCGCCTTCTTCGAAACATTCCACCGTAATCGCGACTTCTGGGAAGGCGAGCACATCGACAGCCGAACCGTCGAAGGCACCGACCTGGCGGTCTACGAAGGCATCATCCGCCAGTACGGCGCGGACTCTGATGAGGCCAGAGTCGAAGTGTACGGCCAGTTCCCGAAGCAAGGCGACAAGCAGTTCATCAGCCGCGAAGTGGTGGACCTGGCCGCTAATCGCGAGCTGGCGGCGGAAGACCGCGGCGCGCCGCTTATCATGGGCTGCGACATCGCGCGCTTCGGCGACGATGAATGTGTGGTGCGGTGGCGACAAGGCCGTGATGCAAGATCCCGCCCGGCGATCCGCTGGAAGTCGATGGACCTGGTGTACAGCGCCAACCGCATCGCCGAGCTGATAGACGAAACGAAGCCGGACAGCGTGGCGATCGACGGCGGCGGCGTCGGCGGCGGCGTGGTCGACATCCTGAAGGACCGCGGCTACCGCGTGGTGGAAGTGCAGTTCGGCACCAAGGCTGACGACGACCGCTTCGGCAACAAGCGCACCGAAATCTGGGGGCGCATGCGCGACTGGCTGGGCGAAGGGTGCATCGAAAACGAAGGCCGCCTGATGGACGACCTGTCGGCGCCGGAATACGGGTTCGCGTCCAGCACGTCCGACAAGCTGATGCTGGAGTCGAAGGAGAAGATGAAGTCGCGCGGCTACCACAGCCCCGACGACGCCGACGCACTGGCGCTGACGTTCGCTGTTAGGGTTTCCCGCACGGACACTAGGACATCGCGCAGCGGCGGCCGGCGCAACCGAGTCGCCGAAGGCATGGATTATTCGGTGCTGGGGTAGAGAAATCCCCGCCGTACGGGACCGACACAGGACCGGGCGCAGAGGGCGGGGACGTATTGTCGCCATTCTAGCATTCAATCTGTCGCTGTGGTACATTGCGGTAATCACATCACGTTCGGATTTCCGCTATGTCCGGCCTATTCAGCAAACCCAGTATCCCGGCCCCGCCGCCCCCGCCGCCCACCCCGGCGGTAGACCCCGCCATCCAGGCGCAGACGCAGGAAGCTGATCGCCAGCGCCGCTTGCAGCTGGCTGCCGGCGGGCGGGCGTCCACCGTGCTAACAGGCGGCCTGGGCGACACGTCCACGCCCACCACGGCCAGCAAGACGCTGCTGGGGGGCTGATGGAACTCGGCCAGGACGGCATCGCGCAGCAGATCGTTCACCGGCTCGGGCGGCTGAAGTCCAACCGCGGGAACTGGGAATCGCACTGGGAAGAAATCGCCCAGCGCGTTCTGCCGTCCCACGCGCAGACGTTCACCGGCACGACCAGCGCCGGCGTGAAGAAGAACCAGGAGCTGTACGACAGCACCGCGGCGATGGCCTGCACGAAGTTCGCGGCCGCCATGGAAAGCATGCTGACGCCGCGCAACCAGCGCTGGCACGCGCTCACGCCGATGGACAAGACGCTGTCGCGCAACCGCACAGCGCGCCTGTGGTTCGAAGATGCGAACGACGTCCTGTTCCGGTATCGCTACGCGCCGCAGGCGAATTTCGCGTCCAACCAGCACGAAATCTACATGGGACTGGGCGCCTTCGGCACCGGCTGCATGTACACCGACACGCTGTACGACTTCCACCGCCGGCCGATCGGCACGCGCTACCGCGCCATACACCTGGGCGAAGTGTTCTTCGCCGAGAACCACCAGGGCATCATCGACACGGCGCTGCGCCCGTTCAAGTTCACCGCGCGCCAGGCGGCGCAGAAGTGGGGCGCCGACAAGCTGCACGAAAAGATCCGCGACGCGCTGGAGAAGAACCCAGAACAGGAATTCGAATTCATCCACGCGGTGATGCCGCGCGAGGACTTCGCGCCGGGCCGGCTCGACGTGAAGGGCATGCCGTTCGCGTCCTACTTCGTGTGCTGCTCATCGAAGCTGGTGATGGAGGAAAGCGGCTACCACACGTTCCCGTATTCCATCAGCCGCTACGTCGTGGCGCCGGGCGAAATATACGGCCGCAGCCCCGCGATGCTGGCGCTGCCCGACATCAAGGTGCTGAATGAAATCAACAAGACGACGCTCAAACAAGGGCACCGTGTTGTCGACCCTGTTCTGCTTGCTCACGATGACGGTGTGCTTGACAGCTTCAGTCTCAAGCCGGGGGCCATTAATTACGGCGGTGTGTCTGCTGACGGTCGCCCTTTGGTTCACGCTCTCCCGACTGGCAATCTGTCTTTCGCGAAGGACCTGACCGCCGAGAAGCGCGAGTCGATCAACGACGCATTCCTGGTCACGCTGTTCCAGATTCTGGTCGACACGCCGCAGATGACGGCCACCGAAGTGCTGGAGCGTGCGCGCGAAAAAGGCGCGCTGCTGTCGCCGACGATGGGCCGCCAGCAGTCCGAAGCGCTGGGCCCCATGATTCACCGCGAACTGGACATCCTGGCGCGCGCCGGCCTGCTGCCGCCCATGCCGCCGATCGTCAAGCAGGCCATGGCCGAATATGACGTGGTGTACCAGTCGCCGCTGTCGCGCGCCCAGAAGGCCGAAGAAGCGGCCGGCACCATGCGCACGATCGAATTCGCCGTGCAGGCTGCGGCCAATGCGCAGGACCCGTCGATTCTCGACCCGTTCGACTGGGATGCGATCATCCCTGAAGTGGCCGACATCAACGGCATGCCGACGCGCTTCCTGCGCGACGCTGCGGCGATCGCCGCCATGCGTGAAGGGCGCGACCAGGACAAGCAGGTGCAGCAGCTCACGCAGGCGCTGCCAGGCGCTGCGGCTGTGATGAAAGTGGCGGGTGCGAATGGCCAGTGAAGCCGACATCGTGATTGAACGGCAGGACGCCTACAAGCGGACGTTCGCCGGGCCGGTCGCCGAAAAGGTGCTGGCCGACCTCGCGGCTTTTTGCCGTGCCGAAGAAAGCTGCTTCCACGCCGATGCGCGCATCCACGCCGTGCTGGAAGGCCGGCGCGAAGTGTGGCTGCGCATCCAGAAGTACATCAACCTGGACGCGAGCGAACTGCTGCGGCGCCGCGACCAGTCCGACACCGCAGCCGAGTAAGGAAATCACATGACCATCGAAGCCCCCGCCGACGGCGGACAAGGCGCAGCACCGGCCCCCGCCGCGGCAGCGCCGACCCCGGCGCCCGCAGCCCCCGCGCCGGCCATCGACTGGCTGCCCGACGCCGACGAAGTGACTGTCGGCCTGGTGCAAAACAAGGGCTGGAAAGCCCCGAAAGACGTGCTCACCAGCTACCAGCAGCTGGAAAAATTCGTCGGCGCGCCGGCTGACAAGATCGTGCGCCTGCCCAGCGAAGGCGCCGCGAAGGACGAACTGGATGCGTTCTATTCAAAGCTCGGACGCCCGGCGGATCCGACCGGCTACGAAATCAAGCTGCCCGACGGCGCCGACGACACGTTCGCCAAGACCGCGGCCACGAAGTTCCACGAACTCGGCCTGAACAAGCAGCAGGCGCAGGAGCTGGTGAAGTGGTACGAGGGCCAGGGTGCGAGCATGACCGAAGCCCAGCAGCAGGCGTCGCAAGCCGCCAACCTCGCGCAGCAGGAAGCGCTGAAACAGGAATGGGGCCAGGCGTACGACCAGCAGGTGACGGCGGCGCGCCAGTTCGCGCAAGGCGCCGGCATCGACGCGGCGACGCTCGACAAGCTGCAAGGCGCGATGGGCTACGACGGCGTGATGAAGTTCATGGCCAACCTGGGCGCGAAGATGGGCGCGGAACCCGCGTTCCCGGGCGGCGAGCGCAAGGGCGGCTTCGGCGGCGTGATGACGCCGGGCCAGGCGCAGGCTGAAATCGCATCGCTGAAACGCGACAAGGACTGGTCGGCGAAATACTTGGCCGGCAGCGCCGAGCACAAAGCCCGCATGACGCAGCTGATGTCGTGGGCCTACCCGGGTGACCGCTGATGGACGATCGCACCGCACGGCTGGAATGCCTGCGCCTGGCGGTGGCGATCGCGCCGCTGGGCCACGTGGACGGCGATGCACGCGCGAAAGCCGTTGAGAATATCGCATCGTCGTTTTATAATCACATCAGCAGTGGTTCGGCGTCAACAGCGCCGGGCCTCACAGCGCGAGCGGACAAGCAGGAGTCAGGCCCCGCGA